ATCAATTCAAGTCTTATGACGAACTGAAGGATCGTATGCACACGGTTCTTTTCACCGAGGCTCCCGAGAAGCAGGCTGACGAAGAGCCTGTGCGCGAGTCTCTGTCGCAGAAGTTTGCCAAGAGCAACAAGGCTACCGAGGAGGCAGTTAAGCCTGCTTCCAAGAAGCCCACTCCAAAGGCAGCAGCGGCAGATGAAGGAGAGGACGATGCTCTCGCCTACTTCCGCAAGTTGGCAGAAGAGGACTGAACAAAATCCCAGTCAATCGCAACGACCGCCATCCGAAAGGGTGGCGGTTGTGTTTTAGCAAGCAATCATTGCGCGTGTAGAATCAGCATGACGAACAGGAGTTGGCGATAGAATTATCGGTGCGCTGCTACCACCACCGCCACCATTGACTACATTGTTTGTAGTTGGTGCATTGGTAACCATGACTGTAGCATTTGCTGCGCCTCCTGCTCCTGCTGCCGATCTAATTTGATTCGGAGAAGTAGCCGCAGAAGACGGCGATGACATTGCTGCTGATGGCGATAAACCCGATTCGCTCTTGGAGATTGCAGGATTGGCTACTGCTGCCGATTGAATTCCCATCATTCCCCTATTGGAAGGAGCAGGACCAACATCAATACCAAGCCAACTTCCTATCTTTTCAAGATACGGTCTGATTGCATCCCACATCGACATTACCCCACCAAGAATATTTGTAAACACATCTTTGACTGGCTGTAAAAGATCATTTACCAATTGTCCAAGGTAATCAAATGAGGTAGTCGCATCATCGAAGAATTTAGTAATTCCTTCTATGAAAGGATCGATTCCTTCCATAGCCAAGTCCAATGCCTCTGACATATAGCCAAATCCCAACTTCATTCTATCAAACAAGAAACCTATTACCGAGAACACTACTTGAAACACAGGAAGTAGATTTTTCATAATTGGCCATATTACCCAATCCCATATTACTTTTACTACCTCGAAAATCATTTTGAATATGAACTTGACGATACTGAATACGGGAGTCAACAACTTCAATACGAGCGATACTACTTTAACTAGAAAATCTCCTAATGCACCCAATGCACCCATAAGAGGCTTTAGTGCATTTTCCCACAAGGACATAACTAGTGGTTTCAGGAATCCATTATAAACTTGAACCAAGGTATCGATGATCCATCCAAAAACATCACCAAAGATTTTGACAATGCCCATAACTTGATCAAATACCCCATCAAGTGGTTTTGAGATGGTCTCATACATTTTGTCAAAATCCAAAGCCAAATCGGAAAGACCGAAGGTAAAGAAAGCAGCAAGACCTTTTAGAAGTCCTACTATGATTGATTTAAATACACCCTTCATACCCTCGGTATCAAACTTCTTGAATGCAGACACTACCGTATCGATTACTGTGGGAATGAGTGAAAGGAATGGAATTTTTGCTGCTAGTTTTTCGCCAAAAACAAATGCTTTTTCAAAAGTTGCTAGAAACTTCCCTGAGAAAAACTCACCAATCCTGGAAAAGGTTTTAGCAAAGAACCCTACGCCAACTTCGGCTCCTTCTACAGCCGCTGCTCCACCTCCAAACAATCTGCCAATACCACTAAACATATTTGATATTTTGGTACCAAGCCCTGCTAGTGGTTTAGATGCAAACTGTACAAAACTGTCCAACTCTTTAAAGAACCCTATCAATTTTCTACCTATAGGACCAAAAATTTCACCAAGATCTTTTCCAAAACTGATAAAAGGCTTGGCTATACTCCTTCCGATAAAACTAAAAAGATCTACTGTCTCTTTTGCAAAATTAACAATTTTTGAGGATAGGGTTTTGATCACAATATTATAGAAGTCAGTAAACCCCATAAAATTGTCAATAGTCTTCATTCCTGATTTTAGAGCATCTATTAGCGGTCTAAAGAGTGCGCCTTCGCTAGTGAATATTCCGTCAACAAATCTCTGTCCAAAATTTTTAATTGATTTGCCAACATAAACAAGTCCATCTATGAACAATTGTACGCCAGATTTAATTCCTTGAAACATTTGCGTGAAAAAGTTTATGTACAATTGTGCTGCACCTTTAACGAATCCAAACAAAACTCCAGCAATCATAACAAGCATTGTAGGAAGACCTAGAAGAAACTTTCCTATGCCTCCTTTTTCCTTTTCTTCCTTTTTGCGGCGACTGTCGTGATCGCCTGCTTTTTTGGTATTAAGATGCTCTGCTCCGCTCTTTCCACCCGCTTTCTTTTCTCTTGCGGCTTCTATAAGGGCTTGTGTGTTCCCTTTCATTATGTTGTTTGTTGCGGCACCATTCTTAACAATGTCTTCAGTATACTTCAACATCGTTTGATCGGTCTTGAGAAGATTTCCAATCTTTTTGCCCGTATCGTTCGCCTCGGCTGCAAGTTTTCCTAGCGTCTTTCCGTTATCGCTTTCGCTATCTATTATCTCATTGAACTTCTGTGTCACCTGAGTGATCTGAGTGCGAAGTCCGCTCAGGGAATTGTTATTCCCACCAGTAGCCTTCTCCATGTTTTTGAGTTCATCGGTGCAAAATTGAATCTGCTTCTTCATTTGAGTAAGGGCATCTGTACTGTCCTTGGTTACAGAACCCAAAGCAGTTGCAAGTTTGTTGACTTGTTCAGTCAACTTACTCAAATTATTTTCGAATTGATCTCCGGTGTTGTCTGCCACTTATGGCTCCTTACATTCCGCTTCGCATGGAAGCCTGTTCTTGATCCATTCTCTCCTTCTGCTCTTTCACATAGTTAATCAATAGACCCATATAAATCTGCCTTTCCCACGGAATCATGTTCTCGATTTCCGTGAGGCTGAAGTTATGGTCTTTCATCATTACGAAATGGCATTGCAACAAGTTCGCAAGCGACTCATGTAGCATTATGAGGTAAAAAAATCTTGCATTCCTCGCAGAGTGTAATGATTCTCATGGTTGCACTTTGAGCAAGTAAAGGTGACTTCTTGCTTAATTGCAGGAATGTCTTGAAAAAACTTTGCGATCTTCTGAAACATACCTTGCGACAAATTCTCAATAAAATCAATAACCTCTTCTCGTGAGAAGTCCTTTGTCTTGTAGGTCTTATCTTTATCAAAAATTACTTCAATGCACGAAGCGATTAGGTTCATCGAACGCTCGGTATTTTTCCCTGTGTCCTTTTCGTCCATGCCCTCCATGCCGACCGTATCTTCAATTGTGGGATAACGCATGATTACACCCAACTGATCAGTCAACTTAATTGTGTTGCTGTGATCTGGAGTATGCACAACTCCAACCTTGGTGAGATCGATATCAACGGAATTTTGAGTTTGACATTCGGAGCATTTGAAGTTTGGAGAGATCTTCTCGCCTACAGACTTGATGCGTAGTTGAAGAACAATATATTCCAAGTCAAAAGGAGGGCAGGTTTCCACATCAACGGCTCCGAAAGTGCAGTCGGAGATGACGGTCTTTGTGGTGCTTTGAATCTGTGTTGGATCCTTGGTCTCCATAGCCAATAGGAGAACCTTCTCCTCTTTAACCAAGAATGGACGATATTTGATCTTCTTGCCCGAAGAGGGGAGTTTCAACTCATAGGTTGGGGTAGCAACAATAGGTATAGCCATAGTAATCTCCTTGGATCATGGTATTTATGTCAAATTAGGCAATGTTGTTTTGAGGGGGTAATCCTGCATCCTGATAATTGATGACCCGACCTTGGTCTGCAATAGGCGCACCATTAGCGGGTAGATTATCGATACCCAAATTCTCTGCCCCTCCAAATTGGGATATTTTGTTGTTTTTTAGGTTTACTGTGATTTCCTTCATAAGCATTACTTCTTCGGGATGGGTGGCTGCCCATTGATCGTATTCTACTTGTTGTTGAATATCAGCATCAATAGCACTCAATTCTTTCAATGCCTTCGAAAGTCTATCATCATATGTGGATATATCGACCGCTTCTCTGAATGCAAACGACACATTGGTAAAAGATGGTTTTTCGTTTGGTCCCCATTCTAGAGTTCCACCATTTACATTGAATGACCTCGGATAAACTTCTGTAAATCGAATACCATTTAATTGATTATCTTCATACAATGATATAAGTTTACTCATCTTCTTTACATTGTTTGGAACAAAAAGTAAGGTAATCTTGGTATGTTTTGCATAATCATCGTAAAACGAAACATATCTTGTAACTGGGTCAATGATGCCATCCATCCATTCTTGCAGGAACATATACTCTCCGGCAAAAGGAGAGTTATAGAACTGAATAGTCAAATCATCATCGAATGTAGTAGTGTATGGTATTTTTCGCTTCGGTCCACCAATATCCCGATCCAAAGTAGACATATACTTGCTAGGAACATTTACGCTAAAAGCACGCAGCATCATTCTCTTGTCCCACCCTGATCCTCTAAAATCAAAAGTTTCATCTAACCACGGACTCTCTATGTACAGAACAAATCGTTGCGATTTTCCAAATCCGTTCAACGATGCATTTGACAGAAAATCTCCAACGAGAGTTTTTGGGTTGAACTCGGTTTTTCCTTCATTTGGTGGAAATAGAAATGATTTGAAACTCGGGGCAACGGACAATGCGTTTTCCATAAAAGTTGGCATTAGATCTTCCTTTTGGATTCTTTCCAGACATTTTCTTTGATTTCTTTTTTGAACCGTTCAAGCGGTAGAAACAGCATAAACTTCCAATAAAGAGGGGGAACTTCTGTTACTTTGGTTACAATATTCTTGTAGTAATATCTCTTGATAGTGGGCTTATAGTATTTTAGATCTTTGGTTGCTTTAAGAGTCGCATATGCCAAATCAAAATAAGCCTTGGGGTTTTCATCAAAATCTTCATCATTGAGATATTTGACTAGTGTATTGAAAAATATCTGTCGATCCATAGGATTCAGATAGTGGAAATTCAATCCTATGAATCCATTCTCTGCATAATCTAGGATCAGAACCATCGGAAACAAATCATAATAGGGCAGCACTTCCTTGGTTTTGGGACTATATCCAAATAGATAAATGCTGCCTGGTTTAAACCGTACAATAGAACTTTCCGTTCCAGATGTTTTAATGATACTGGCTGGATTTATTGGTCCTATGTTTTTCAGGTTCCTACGAAGCCACGAAGTAGCCTGCGGAGAGGTCATTTCTATTCCCTCTGCAAACATTCTCCGTAAAATCTGTATGGCATCTTGTTGGCTCATTTCTTGGCTCCGAAGATGTCATCTTCTGTCAGAATTTGAAACTTCCACTTGCGGTCGGCACAGAACTCCCGTGCTGCCTCCCATTTTGCACTATTGACCATCCAATCCCTTACTTCGGTCATCTTACCCCTGCTCACACGCGCACCCGCGCCCGAGGGCATGGAGGGCTGCACGGTCTTCTTCTTGGGCTTAATCTCTATCAGAGTGTTCTCTTCTAATCCATCCTTATTCTTGGTCTTGATCCAAAAGTCCACAAAATAGCGATGAATCTTCTTGTCAAACGGAGAACGATAGGGAATGATTACTTCTTCAGATGACCACTCCGTAATATTCGGATTGGTATCACAGAAGACCATGAACCGCCTTTCCCATAGCGACCGATAGACACAATTCTTCGGATCGCCGCGATACTTTTGCGGGTTGGTCGGGGTGTAGAAACCTTTGTAACTGCCTTTAGGAATAGGGGTTCTCCTCAATTTTGTATTTAGCAGATTACGCTAAATAAGATTAGACAGGAGACCCAACTTGGAATCATCCAACTTCATTCAACGGCTATATGGCAATGGTCAGGGAAGAGTCTTTACAGGTTCACCTGATGGACAGGCAGATCGAATCATGGAACGAACTGCTCCGATACCGTACTCCACGGAAGAGCGTTCGTTTTATCGATATCCCTTTGATTTAGGAGACTCACCCGAACATCAAAATTTTATCGTAATTGATATATTTGAAAACAAGGGTCAGGGTCTTCACGGAGAGCATAGCGAACAACCATTCTTTAATACAGGTATTGAAGGAGTGGACAAAGCCATCCAAGGAGCAGCATCCAAATTAGATGCGGCTAAGGCTTTAGTACCAGAGGCAAGTATGATTGGAGGATTGCTTGGTGGAGTATTTGGCGGAAAAGACTTCTTGCAAGGAACTGCGGGAACAGTTATAAAGGGAGCCAATCTTCTCACTTCTGGTATTGCTAAAGATACACTTGGGCAAGTGATCAAAGCAGGACAGCAAAACATCGAATCCCTCGGAAAAGGTGAGGAAGGATTTGTCCAAGAGGCTCTTGGTATTGCGGGTTCCATGAAACGATCAAACAAAACAATCTGCTTGTATATGCCTGGTGGCGTTAAAACAAACTACAATACCAAATATACAGAAACCGATTTCACTAAAATTGCCCAAATGTCTACTTTGGTTCAGGGTGGAATGAAAAATATTGCAAGCATGGCTACCAATGGCAGTTTGGATGAATCAACGAAATCAGCATCGGAAGCCGTAAGCAAACAATTGGCTATGGGTGTTGTCAAAGAACTTGGCGAAAAATTGGATGAGATCGGTGACAGCATGGGTCTTGAAGGCAAGACCAATCTTGATGCATTGGTTGAGGCAGGGCAGCACCGCAAGGCAAAGAACCCATTCGTCCTCCAACTGTTCGAAAGCGTTGATCGAAGAAACTTTGAATATGATTTTGAATTCATACCCAAAAGCAAAAAGGAAGTTGCCGAAATCTACGCAATCATCCGAACACTCAAGCGATATGCATTGCCTTCACGATCTCTTGGAGGTCGTTTCTTGGACTTCCCCGCAGAGTTTCGCTTGACCTATGTCAATACAGATAAGGAAAATCTTTATCTGTACAGAATGGCTCGTTGTGCATTGGTAGGTATTGATGTGGATTATGGTACAAACCCATTCACCACATTCAAGCCAGATGATGGCGGCGCAGCCCCAACACAAATTAAGTTGGCACTCAAGTTCAACGAACTCGAAATCCTCACACAGGAAAGAGTAGATCAAGGCTTCTAATCTATGCCATATTTCACATACTTTCCATCAATTTCATATGTAACCGATCCTACAAACCTAACCAAGATCATGGTGGTCAAGGATATCACCGTTCGTGCAAAGATCAATGATTACTTCAAAAACACGGCATTGACTTCCTTGCCGTATGACATTCAAGATGGCGAAAGACCCGAAACTCTTGCACACAGAATTTATGATCGTTCGGATTTGCATTGGACAATCTTGATGTTTAATGAAATCCATGATCCGACATTTGAATGGCCATTGTCTTCTGCGGAACTTGAAAGCAAGTTGCAAGCAAAATACAAAGGATATGCTTTATATTATCCCGATGGTATCGGATCTCCTAATGTATTTCAAAATCAAGAAAATATTCTATTACTAAAAGGGGCAACCACAATTAGTCAGATGATGGCGGATGGTAGTGTTGTCACCGCAAATATCATAAAATGGGATCCTACTTACAATTGCATAATCATTGATGGTGAGCAGGCTTCGATGTTTGATCCCACTTCAGATTCACCACTTTCGACTTACGATGGATCTGCATGGGCATATCTGGATGGAGATACTTCAAAATTGTTTTCATTTACAAAAGCAGTTCCTTATGAATACGCAGTACATCACTTCGAAGATAGCGATGGAAATGTTCTAGATCCTCGTAGCGGGACTCCTAGTGATCCTACAAATCCATCATCAATTTTGAACAGATATGTTACCAATATAAATTTCATTGAATCTCTTGCCATAGATAACAGGACACAAGAGTTCAAGGATAACGACAGTAAGCGATCAATTCGAGTAATCAAACCCGAATTCATGGGTACGATCATTACTCAATTCCGATCTTTGTTTGAATAAAGATGACAACACCTAATCCCAAAATCCTCAATCCTGGTGATGTACTCATTGATTCCATCACCATCGAATCTGCGCCAGGTGCGATACTTGATGTGCGTTCGCAATTTGTTTCTATGAACATCTATGAGGATATCTTTGCAAACGGATTATCTGGATTTATAGTTTTGGTTGACTCGCTGAACTTAATTCGTTATTTGCAAATTACAGGACGAGAAAAACTTAGGATTCGGTTCGCAACACCAGGAGAGGATACCGATAAGGATTTTCTCACAAAGGAATTCACCATCTATAAGGTATCAAGCGAAGTAAAGATGCAGGGAGATGGAAAGAAACTTATCCGTCTTGAATTTGTATCACCGACTGTGTATCAAAATGCACAGTTGCGTATATCAAGGGCGTTCAGCGATATGCCCTATAGTGATATGGTAAAAGCAATTATGAAGGATACTTTGGGCGTTGAAGTTAATGCTTGTCCTACATTAGGGAATCGTAACATTGTGGTTCCCAATTGGAATCCAATGTATGCAGTTAGTTGGCTTGCCAAAAGATCGGCAGCAGAAACAATTCCCGAAGCCTGTGATTATGTCTTCTATGAAAATCTAAATGGGAACTATCAATTCATGCCGCTGTCTTTGCTGAAAAAGCGGCAAAGTATTGTCAAATATCACCATACACCTACTTCAAGAAATCCTGAAACCGGAGAACTTTTCCTAAAGAAAGAATTCTATAACATCTTGTCCTTTACCATAGGAGGAAGAGGCGACAAGATGAGAGAAGTTGTTTCGGGAGTATATGGCAATAATGCAGTTGCACTTGACATTGTAGGAAAGCAAGCGGAGACTGAGGTTTATACCTATTTTACGCATCGTGATCGTATTCCAACTATATCGAAATACCCACTTGTATCTAAACTCTCCGACACTTACAGCGGAAATGTTACGGCGTATCAGAAGTTGTTTCCAAAACACTCATTCAAATACGATACTGTAGAGGATAATGATGAATTGCATACTGTCTCTACGCGCCGCCAATCGCAGATGAATCAATTCAGGACAAACACGCTAACGATTGTTGTCAATGGAGATTCGCGGCGTAGAGTTGGCGAAATCGTATCAGTCGATATTCCTAGTACAGAAGACCCCAAAGGCAAAGACGACTGGTATGATCCCTATCTATCAGGTCGTTATATGATTACTGCAATTCTCCACGAATTGGGAGATGGCAATTACACGATGAAAATGGAATTGGTCAAAGATGGTTATGATGAGCGTATTCCTGATGTTCAAACTTTTGGTGCTGGTGGAGACTTTTAATTATGTTGAATGAAATGCCTGACAATCCCAATGATTACATGGGAAAGATGGACTTCGTGTGGTGGCACGGAGTCGTTGAAGATAATAACGATCCATTGAAGATTGGTCGTTGTCGAGTTCGCATCTATGGATTTCATACTGAAGACAAAATCCTCATCCCTACAGAATCCTTGCCTTGGGCATCAGTTATGCAGCCCATCACTAGTGCGGCTATCAGCGGTAAGGGTCAATCCCCAACAGGAATACTTCAAGGAACATGGGTTGTAGGATTCTTCCGCGATGGTCCACACGCGCAAGATCCGATCATAATGGGTACAGTAGCGGGTCTGCCCACAACAAATTCCGATGGAAACTATAAAGATCCCGAACGAGGATTCTATGATCCTAGTGGCACATATCCATTGGATGGCTACAACGGAGAACAAGATACCAATCGTCTTGCGCGTGGAGAGGCTTTGGAGAAGACCATACTAAAGCCCCGCGCAGATGCCCGTATTCCTAACATTCCTGCTGCCTTAACTGGTCAATGGGCAGAACCAAAATCGGCTTATGGTGCTACCTATCCACATAACCATGTCTATGAAAGCGAATCGGGACATATCTTTGAAGTGGATGATACCCCCACCGCAGAGCGTCTTCATCGTTATCACAAGTCGGGAACTTTTGAAGAGATTCGTCCCGATGGTTCTCGCGTCACAAAAATCAAGGGAAGTGATTATGAACTGACCATTGGCTCCAAGTCAATGGTAGTCAAGGGGGATATCCTCTATACAAATGAAGGTAAGGCACAACTCAAAGTCGGCAAAGACTTCTATATTGAAGTGGATGGCGATATGAGAACTTTGGTGCATGGCAATGTCATCATGTATACCAAGGGAAGTTTGGTTCATCGTGTTGGTGGTTCATATACAGTTGCTAGCGATGGAAACATGACTTTTGTGGCTCCTCGCATCGATCTCAATCCTGAAGGTATCAATTCATCTAAAGTCAGCGTTGGTGGATTGGATAGTATCGCAAAACGAAGAGTACAATTCCCCGATCCTGCCGATACAACCAAGACAAAATCGCTCAAGTCTTTGGATGATGCTTCGACTGCTGATGTTGTTGCGGGTAATACAACAACACAATCCGGTAACCCCACCACGCTGTCCATGCTTCAGCAACAGTCAGAAGGAACAGTTTCCCAAGGTGCGTTGGCTACAACTCCTGCGGTTCAAGTAGAGGCAGCAACTACAACCACCACGACAGCGGCTACAACTACAACCGAGGCTGCAACTACACAATTGAATGGTTCTGCTGCTCCTGCCGTACCATCCGAAGTTGGAGGGGTAGCACGCCCTGCCGGTGCAAGCAGTCTTCCATTTGGACGAGCAACTGTGCCACTTATCCTTGGCGGTGTTGCATTGGCAGGAGTTGGGGTTGCTGCTGCTCTTGCTCTTTCGAGTAATTCTGGAGGCAGCACGAAAAAGGTGGCGGCAGTTTCTCTTCCGCCGTTGCCTTCAACATCTCCAGGTCTTCAGACTGCAATCACAGGAGCAGCACAGGCAGAAACAGGATTTCCTGGTCTTCCTACCGTCAGTCTGTATGCAGTTCCCGATGAAGCCGCCACACTTCTTCAGGGATATCCTGGTCAAACTGGTATTGCAAACACCGATCCTGCAAGCGATTTGCCAACAGTTGACGCTTTGCCAAGCGTTCCGGTTCTTGCTTTCCCTGCCGAATTTGTCCAATCTGCAAACATTCCCGATGTATTGGACGGAGGGGCGTTTTAATGCCACTTACACATGGTCCGCAGCAGGAGTATTTGTGGCAGGGTAAATATAGAACATTATCAGAGGTAGATCCTGCTACCTACTATCCAAATGGAATAGTTTATGGATATGGCGTTGAAGGATCACCCATTGGAGCAACAGGATATGGAGTTAGTGGTCCTGGTCCTGCCCCGCTTCCAGGCGTTACTGGTGAGGGATTAACAGGCGAATGCTTTAGAATTGATTTTCCGCTATCCCCTTCTCCGTATTCATTCAGTTCCAACAAAAAGTATTTTGAACAACAAGACATCACCGATGATAGATTCTGGTCGTTTTATTTGGGATTCAATAGTATTTTTGGAGGGGTCTGTATTGGAACCGAGGAGGTCATACCTGATCCTGGTTTCTTAATAATTTCGGGAGATTTTTCGCCAGATATGATCTTGAATTTGGATACGGGGAAATTGATCGGAAGAACGGGTTCGATGATTCAATATGTGGAAGGACTTCATGTGCCGCCCGACTTTCAGATAGATGAGCAGAACTATGGAACCCAAGGACCGTCTTCGTATTTCAAAAACGGTGCAGGGGTGGATGTTAAGGTCAGAGTGGCTGCGCGAGTGTTCAGCAAGTCAAATCCTAATATCTTTGCGGACGGGCAGTTCCAATACAACTTACGCAATAACTGGTCAACCGATAGAGATTTTTTAATCCTAAATATCAAGAATCAGTTCTTTGTTAATGGCATAACAGCCTCAAATATTGAGTATCTTGAAGCACAAAAAGCCAAGGGATTCTTTCCAGGTCCACCTTAAGGAGTTTCGATGCCCGCAGCACACAGACAAGGCGATATTTGTACGGGACATAAATGCTTCCCTCCTCGTCAAAACATTTCGTGGTCTACGAATGTGTTTGTAAACAACAGAGGATGGCATCGCCAATACGATAGTTGGGGACCACATAGATGCGATGATCGTCACCATAAAGGGCATACCGCAGAGGGATCTTCTATGGTTTTTGTCAATAGCCGTCAGGCGGCTCGGATCGGAGATCCCGTTTCCTGTGGCTCTGCAATCGCCACGGGAAGCAAAGATGTGTACTGTGGAGGCTAACAATGTCAGCAGAACCGCATAACAACATTGATTTTTGGGTGAGCGTAGGATCGGGATTGACTGGTGTCATAGCCGGTATGGTCGCAGGTGTTTCTTATCTAAAGAATCGGTTTAAATCTTGGAAGAAGCAAGAGGAGATTGA